ATCGGCTGGATCAATTGTTGATATCTGTTGCAGCTGCGTTGATGGCAGTCCTGTGTGTGTCATCGCTGGCAATCCTACGGCTTCTGTTACTGCCTTTGGATCGAAGCCGACCTGGATCAGAGCTGCTGCTATCTCTGCGCGTAGCTTGAGTCCTACGTCGCGTGCGTCTGCTGCGTCGATGTTCTGTAATGGCACTCGGTACTGATCGCCTGCTTCGCCTAGCGGTGCTAGATCTTCTACGGATCGCACATCGTTTAGGGATAGGAAGCCTTCGCGCAATCCCTTTGTGTACGCATCGAATCGCTCTAGTGTTGTTCCGCGTAGGAGTGCGTCCAGATTGAATTTAATAAATCCTTCTGGTTCTGGAAGTAGTGTCGAAAGTGCTTGTTCCAGTCTTTCTAATAATGGGCGCAGACTGTGCTGTACGAAGGAAAGGTTCTGCGCTTCCACGCTGGCGAATGACATTGCGCCGGCGACCGGGTGTCCGAGGAGGCTTAGTGGGACTCGGAATAATCTGGCAATGTCTTCTACGTTGAAGCGCCGGGCTTCTAGCAGCTGTGCGTCTGCTGCGTTGAGTGTCAGCGGACGGAAGGTTGCTCCGCCTGAAAGAATTCCGATCTTGCCTGCTCTGTATGGGCCTGTATGGGTGATGTTCCAGTCGCGGCCTATGTCGCTTGCTTGCTCTTCGGTTAATTCGTTTGGTACTTCGATCACTCCGCCTGGGTTTGCCGCGTTGCCGAAGTACGCAGCTGCGTATGTGTCTGCTGCCATTGCTGCGCCGATTGTCAGACGAGCTGCGCCGATTGGCCCCAGACCGTATAACGATCCTGGCAAGCGGAACATCGGAATGTGAAGCATTTCCTTAGTTGTCAAGATTCTAGAATATGCTCCGACCGAATCGCGCATTTTGTAAATGATTGGTTCGCCTGGTGTTGGTCTTTCAATTCGAACGTCATCTGGGTGGATGCAATAAAGTTCTATCACTTCGTCCATGTCGTCACGCACTGTCAAGATGAATGCGTTTCCATGAATGTTCAGTGATGAAATTACTTGCTCAAAGAATTCCAGTCTTGTTGCTTCTGGGTTTGGACGGTTGATCCATGCTGGCTGTTCTCCGAATGCTGATATGTAAGAGATTCGGTTTCTTCCTCTTCGCACATATGCGCCAAGTGGCAGTGATGAAATTGTGTCGCCTAATAATCTTACGCAGGCATAGACCGTTGACATGCGGATGGCTGAGTCTGGTGTTACTTCGATTCCAGAAGGAGCCATATACGCCGGGCGTCCAGGGATCAGTGGCTCAACCCATTGGCTGTTGTTGGTTCGCTTCTGCTCTGCTGCTTTTATTCTCTTTGATAAACTCATCAGTTAGCCTTTTCCGTAATCCAGATTAAGAAAGATCCTAGCGCAATCATCGCAATTGGAAGTGAGAACATCGCAAGTCCTGCGCTGGCTAATGCTACTCCGGTGACCTCTGCGATCAATGTAAAGTCTATTTTCTTCATTGCGCTCCTAAAGTTCTAGTGAGAAGAATCTGGCTACTGGTTTCTTTGGTTCTGCTGGTTGCGTTGCTCTGTCGTATCCAAAGATACTGGCAACAGCTGCGTCGACTTTGCGTTTGGAGCTTGCCTTTGCCACCATGACTCCGCGTGAAGATTGCTTTGTGACGCAGTTGGAGATGTGGCGAGCAAGGCGTTCATCGCCGTCATGAGTAAAGGATTCATTAACAACGGCTTCGTAAAACTTCTGAGTGGCTGGAACCATTCTTTCGGCTGAGTTTGGATATTGGACAACGGGTAGTCCTTCCTCATCCAGGATCATGAATGTTCTTTGCCATCTTGCTGGGTCGAATACTATTTCCTTGACTGAGAATCTGCCGTCTCTGGCTGTGTCAATAATTGTTTGCTCGACTTCTGCGACCGGCACATGCCATCCTTGTTCTGCGTCGTCTGGTCTTTCCCAGAGTCCTACTACCATCAAGTGCGGTTTCTCTCCGCCTAGCAGCCATGCCACCAGTGCTGTGCTGTCGTTCGAGAACGCTCCGTCGAATGCCAGGATCACATCTTCGCCTGGCTCTGGCATGCGTTCTTTATCTATCAGCTGCTCCCATGCTCCTGTTGGTAGCCATGCGGTTGCTGTTGAGACGAATGTGTTGGTTCTCTTAGTTCTGAATTCTGCTTCTGGCGTTCTCAGAACTGCGCTTTCGAAATCCTCTGAGTCCACGATGTCTGCGAAGCCAGGGTTGGATTCGATCCAGAGCTGCTTGTTTCGGTGATCTCCTTCTGGGTTCTTCGGTTCCCACCAGGCGAAGAAGAACGATGGATCTACCAGTTCTCCCTTTACTAGCTTCTGTCCATATTGATAAAGCGAATAGCACAGGCTGTCTTGCCCATTTGATTGCGTCTTTACCCCTGCTGTTGTTATGCCGAGGAGAAGTGAATCGGCGCGTGCTCCGCCGGCGAGCGACATAACATCCCAGAGTTCTCGGTTTGGCTGCGCATGCACTTCGTCGAAGATAACAATTGGAGAAGGATTGAGTCCTTCTTTCGTGTATGCCTCTGCTGATAGCACTCGGTAAACGGATCCCTTGTCTTTGTACTCAATCACATCTTTGTAAAGAGTAAACATTGACGACAGTTCTTCGTCTAGTTCAACCATTCTTCGAGCTGTGCCGAATACGATTCTTGCTTGATCTCTGTCTGCTGCGCACGAATAAATTTCTGATCCATTGCCGCCAAGTGTTAGCGCAGATAATCCTGCCGATGCTGCGAGTGCGGACTTTCCATTCTTTCGCGCCATTCCAATCAGGGCCACTCTGTGTTTGAATCGTCCGTCTGATCTGCGTGCTAGTGCGTGGTTTAGAAGTTCCTTCTGCCATCCTCGCAAGTCTAGAAGTTGTCCTGCTGGTGCTGCCACTGAGTCTTTGGTTACTCGGCATACTGCTTCGGCAAATTCTGAATAGAGTGGGCCGTCTCCGCGTTTGCGGTCGCGCCAATCTACTGGCGTCAACCAACGCGGTGGCCATGATTCTATTTTTTTACTAGCCACGTGATCGCTGCATTAATTCCTGGATGCGTGTTTGTGCTACTACTTCAGCTAGTCCTAGTCGCGATCTTTCGACCGGGTTGAATGCGATTAGTGAAAGCATGTTTGTGATCTGGTAGTCCAATTGTCTGAGTGCTACGCGATCTCTCCATTCGCCACCGCGAAATACTACGGCGCGTAATTGGATTCGTTCATCCATTGTTTCGCAGAGCATCATGACTTGCTCGATGTCTGTCGTAGGCGAGATCCATGCGCGTCCTGCTTGCCAGATTCGTTCCCACATCTTTGTGCCTTCTGGCCCTAGTGGGCGCAGTGGATCTGGCGTGTGCTGCGCCATTGGTAGAGCTATTACTTTGCTCTTCTCTGGCAATGGTCGCTTACCTGGGTTCCCCAATTTACGTTTTTGTTCTATTGGTTTGGGTGGATTAGCCATTTTCGCTTCCTATGAAATCGTATGTCTTTCCAGTGAGTTCATTGATTGGTTGAACTCCGGTTAGCAGCTGCCATCGTTTACAGATTACATCTGCGTAGATTGGGTCAAGTTCTACGATCGCTGACTTCATTCCTAGAGAATGAGCTGCGATCAGTGTCGATCCTGATCCGCCGAATGGATCCAGCACTAGCGATTCGCTGTTTGCTGAATTGCTTAGGATTCTGGTTATCAAGTTTACTGGCTTCATCGTTGGATGTTCTGAGTTCCGGCGTGGTCTTGGTTCTCTTATCACTGTTGATGTGCTTCGTGCTGTTTCGATAATGTTTACAAGTTCTGTTTTGCTTAGGGTTTCTAGTTCCTTCGTTGCGAAGTCTAGAACTGTTGAATCGTTGAATGGCCCATACCAAGGATGTGCTGCGCCTGGTTTCCATCCGTAGATGATTGGTTCATGTTGCCAATTGTAATCCTGGCGGCTAAGTACGAAGTTGTCTTTCACCCAAATCAATATTTGTTTTAGCATCCATCCTGCGCCGGCAAGTGTCGTTCTGAATGCTTGGCCGCTTGAGTCTGCGTGGCAAACATAGATTGGGCATCCTGCTTTCGCGTTCTGGTACATCGCTGCGTAGACCGCGAGCAGGAAGGATTCGAATTCTAGTTCTGTCATTGCGTCGTTCTGGATTGTTAGTCCTTCACTGGTTCCGCCTGTGTATGCGACGTTGTATGGCGGATCTGTGAAGATGCAATCTGCCAGTTTGTTATCTAGCGCCTTTGCCAGGATCGCTGGATCCGTTGAGTCTCCAACCACTAATCTGTGTGGCCCTAGAATCCATACGTCGCCTTCGATGCTGTGCGCCTGGCGTGGTTTGCCTGGTGCTTCATCTAGATCGCCAGTCATCGGTATCTCTTCTACCGGTATTTTCAGAATCTCTGCGATCGCTTCTGCGCTGTAGCCTGCGTCGCTTACCAATTCGGGATCGACGTTTACGAGCTGCGAGATCATTTCGCGAAGCGCTTCTTCGTCGTAGGTTCCAAGTTCCGCTGTGCGGTTATCGGCTAGTGCGAATGCTTTAGCTGTGCTGTCGTCATCGTCTGTCCAGACGACCGCGATCTCTGTCCAGCCAAGTTGCTTCGCTGCTTTCCATGTGTGGTTGCCGGCGATGATGGTTCCGTCGCTGTGTCTGGCCACCACCGGCTTTCGCTGTCCGAAGCGTTCTAGCGATCGGGCTACGGCGGCCACGTCGCCTATGCGTGGGTTTCCTGGCAGTGGATGCAGATCGTCGATCGGCGTTGCCAGAGCTTGCAGGTTTTCATTGATCATATTTCCCCCTTGTTTTTATTCTATCGTGCCAACCCTAAAAATCCCTGAACTGCGCAGATGTGCGAAGTCG